ACGTATAGAATGGGGCTGGGGTGCATACACCTGTGGCCCTATCTACCACTGTGCTAGTTCGTGTCCTATGGCTTGGGGTGTATGCGCTGAGCGAGTAGGGCTTGCGGTGTATAGTTGCAATGTGTAGAATCTGCGCTAGGGTTTACGGTGTATGCCTAAAGGAGGGCGAGCCATGGGTGGGGAATCAAGACAGAAGGTCGAGCTGGGCGAACTGATCGAGCAGCTGCTAAAGGACGTGCGGGCGATCGACGGCAATGCGGAGCTGAGCAGGGGCGACAAGACCAAGCGTCTGACCCGGCTCGCGGCCAGGCTGAAAAACACGCTGTTCGAGGACCGCCGGCGCAAGGAGGAGGACAAGCTCGCGGCGTCGAGTTATCGCCGGTACCTGACCACCATCCGCAAGGCGGTCACCGCGCAGAACTGGCGGCACCACTCGCTCGAGGAAGCGATCGGCCGGATGGCCAAGCGGCACCCGCGCTGGGCCGAGCAGCTCGAGGCGATGGGCGCGCATGCGCAGATCAGCGAGGTGCGCCTTGCACACCGCGACCTGCTGGCCGAGGTGCGCCGCGCGGGCGACTCTGACGCCTACGACGATATCCGCGCGATGAAGCTCGACCACGAGATCATGCGCCACCTGACGCTGCCAGCCGCGACCAAGGCCGACCTGGCCGACGAGCAGCTCGAGCGCATCGAGGAGCGGTCGACGAATACGGTCGAGATCAATTACCACTGGCTGATGGCGACGATCGACGGCCTGCTGAGCCAGCAGCAATTGCGCGCCGATGGGTCGGCCGCGCCCTACTTCTCGCACCTGGCGCTGGGGCTGGCGCTGGCCACCGGGCGGCGCGAGATCGAGGTGCTCAAGCTGGGCCGCTTCAAGAAGGTGGGCGAGTTCGAGCTCGAGTTTTCCGGCCAGGCCAAGCGGCGCGAGGGCGTCGACTACAGCGAGACCTTCCGCATCTATAGCCTGGTCAGGGCCGACGAGGTGCTCGAGGCCTTCGCCAAGCTGCGCGCGCTGCCCGAGGTGCTCGAGCTGCAGCACCTGTCGAACGTCGAGGTGAACCGCCGCGTGGCCAAGACGCTGAACACGCTGACCAAGCGCGTTTTCGGCAGCGAGGAGCGGGTTTTCAAGGACAGCCGGTCAATCTGGGCGCGGATCGTTTTCGAGCGCTACTTCGGCCAGGATGCGCGCTGGAAGAAGGTCAACGAGGACGTCTTCTGGCAGGAAATGCTCGGGCACGAGGGGATGAAGTCGCAGATCCACTACAAGGCCTTCAAGATCGATTATGTCGAACCGGCGGCCACCGCCGGGGCGGTACCGGGCAAGTGGGCGAACCGCCTCGAGGCGCTGCAGGCGCTCGACGAGCACGAGCGGATCCGCGCGAGTTCCTCGCTGTACCGCATTCACCAGTGGGTGAAAGAGACCGTGAAGGCCGCGCCCGAGGCGCGGATCTCGCAGAAGGCGATCGCCACCAACGTGGGCAGCTACCGGCCGAACATCAAGGAATATCTCGAGATCGCCGCCGAGGCGCTGGCCACGCCGAACCACTCGCTTGAGACGGTGGCCCTCGAGGTGCCCGACCAGGTCGCCAAGGCGAAGCCCCGCATCGTGGCGCACAAGCAGGAAAGCGGCCTGTATCTGGCGACCGCCTCGATCAACGGGGTGGTAGTGGCCACGGCCGAGCACGCCGACCGCATGGCCGCCATGGCCGAGGCCTTCAAGAAGGCCGCCGGGCAGAGGTAGGGAACAGGCACGCGACGGTGCCATTCGCGGTGCAATCTACAGCCGGGGCTTGCCCCGGCTTTTGCCGTAAGGCGTAAGCCTCCTCGAGGGCCTCGGCGGCCTGCTCCTGCAGTTCCTGGACCGAGGCGACCGCCTCGAGGATCTGCTCGAGGCTGACCTGCTGCGCGCTGGCCTGGACCATCACGAGCAGGGCCTGCGCCCTGCGGATCTTGTTTGCGGCGGTGTCCATCCGTTCGAGACTCATCAACCGACTACCCTCCTCTGGCGATGATGCCAATTTGCCGTGCTGTTCATTTGTACAGTATCTCACCGGGCGGACGCCTGGAGAAGTTTCTCGGCAAAGCCAAGTGTCCGATTAATTGACGCATCACTGAGCCGACCACTCACGAAGTCCCGAACCACCTCCGGCGCCAGCGCCCCCACGAGGCGCGACAGCGGTATGCCGGAAGGGCGGTAACAGCGAGAAGCCAAAGCGAGTAGATGCTCGGTCACTGCCAAGGGATACTTTTCATCTGTGTCTGTACCCTCACAATGCAAAGTGTCACTTTCGCTGCAAGCCACGGGCGCCGGGGCCTGTGGCTCGACTGGCAGGGCTTCGGGGGCTTCCTTGGGCTGGTAGTCACTGGCCGCTTCGTGCGTCGTCAAGGAGTGGGCGCCGAGCGCCTGGCGACGCAAGACATAGGCCATCACGAACGACCACCGGTCGGCATTGATCGAGAACAGGTTCCGCCCATTGCTCGAACGCTTCTCGACCGTGAGGCCGAACCGCTCGAGCATCGACTTGACCAGCGTCGTGGCGCAGACCCTGGCGCTGGTGCTGTGCAGGTGGCGGCCGACGCGCAGGGCGTTGTAGGCATCAAGGGCCTGCTGGCTGGCGGTGACCTTGGCGAGCACTTGCTTGCATTGCTCGGCTGAGAACTCGCCGGCGCCGGTGTAGCGATCGAGGCCGAGGGTCTCGAACAGCTCGACCAGGAAGGCGCGGGTGGCCGTCTTGTAGCGGTGCTGGGTCAGAACCACGCGCGCTTTGCGCTGGGCTTCGTCGTAGGCCTTGGCCTGGGCTTCCTCGGCCTGCAGCAGCTCGAGGGCGACGACCTTGGCGATGCCGCGATCGTCGTAGAAGGCGACGTCGTCTTCGGTGGGCTCGAGCACGCCGAGCTGGTGGGCCAGGTGGTAGCGGTCGACCTGGGCACTCTCGGTCTCGCTGCGGACTTCCTGACGGTTGAGGCGGCCGAAGGTCTCCTCGTCGGGCACCTCGACGCTGGTCAGCAGATCCATGCGCTTGGCGAAGACGAGCGCGCCGGCGTGCTTGCGGTTGCTGCGGCTCTCTTTCGTGCGCTCGGGGTCGTCGAGATCCGCCCGGCCGACCTGGTAGCCGTCGGCGATCAGCATCAGCAGCAGGTTGTTGGCGAAGTCGTTGCGGGCCTTGTTTTCGGTGGTGACGCTGGTCAGGTACAAATGATCAAAAGCGGTTTTCTTCCTGACGAAACGCGCCTCGCCGGCATCCTCCTCGAAGGCGAAGGTGATCTCGTCGAGCTGCATCAGGCCGCGATAGATGGCCTCGGGATCCGTGGCGCGCTGGGCTGAGCTGTGACCGATGCCGACCAGGTACTCGCGCGCGGTACGGTCACGGCGCAGCATCTGGATGGCGTCGGATGGGCTGACGGTGTTGCCGCTGAACAGGCCGACATGGCGCTCGAAGTGCGGCGTGGTCATGGAAACGCCCGAGCTGATCGCCGGCGAGTAGATCAGGACGTCGTAATTCACTGCCTCGGCGTTTGGGCTGCGCAGGAAGGCCTCGACGTTCGGGTCGGCCTTGCTGTCGGCGTGCACCAGGAGCATGCGCAGCGGCTTGCATTCGCCGTGCTCGATGCGCTCCTCGATCAGGGCGGCCATTTTCTTGGCCGACTCGGCCGAGTCGTTGGCGACCAGGACGCGCTTGCCGGCGCAGATCCAATCGAGCGCGACCTGCCAGGCGGTCTCGTCGTCGGTGTGGTTGACGCGGATATGATCGGTTGGGCCTACGACCTCGAGGATGGTGATCGGCTGGCCGGGGCGGGCGAGCTCGCAGAACTCGACCACCGTGTCGTTGGCGTCGGCGTCGCAGAGCAGAACGCGGCGCGCCGAGGCGACCGCGTCGAGCAGAGCATCGAACACGCGCACGCGGCCGTCGACCGGGCCGGTGGCGGTGTGGCTGATCACCTGGCTGGCTTCATCGATGCAGAGGGTATCGACGGTGGTGAACCACGAGCGCTCGTCGGTGGTGAACCACGAGCGCTCGTCGGTGTTGTAGAACTTCGGATGGGTCAGCGAGTTGACGCAGCAGGCCAGGTGCGAGACGTCGCGCATCCAGGCGGCCGATACCTGCTGATAGTGCTGGATGTTGAGGCGCGAGGCGGCGTCGTCGAGCAGCGAGACGCGGTGGGCGATATAGGCGGCTTTCGGCGCGGCCTGCATCAGCGGCGCGATCAGCTTCTCGGTTTTGCCGGAGCCCATTGGCGCGCGGCTGATGATCATGCCCTCGAGGGAATCGACCAGGTCGGCGAAGTGCGGGGGCAGCTCGATGCCGCCGTGCGCAGCGCGCACGCCTTCGACGCGCAGGTGCTGCACGTGCGGCTTGGCCAGGGTGGCAGCGGAGAAGCCGCGCAGCTCGCGGGCCTGCTGCAGCTTCTGGTCGGCCAGCCACTTAACGAAGCGGCGGATCTTGAAGCGGTCGACCTCGACGCCGGCCGGGATCTTCTTCTCGACCATGCGCAGCACTTCGCGGCCGGTGTAGCGGATCGGCACCAGGAGCATGCCGGCGGCGACGGCCGACTTGGCGGCCTTCTCGGCGGTCAGGCCGGAATAACCGAGGCGCTGCAGGCAGTAATCAAACCAGTCTTTCTCGGCGCGCAGCACGCTGTCGCGGGCGCGCAGGGCCTTGGCGGTGGCGGCCAGGCCAAAGGCGACGTGGTAGTCGTTCCAGTCGGTCGGCCCCTTGCGGGCGGCCTTGAACGCGGCCAGTTCTTCACCGCTGAACCCGACGACAGGCGCCCGGTTTTGCGCGCGCAGCTCGGCAATCTGCTGGGCGCTGCAGCCGAACAGCTCGAGGCTGGCGGCGAAGTTGGGGACGATGGCCGGGTGCTGCAGCTCGCGGTGGATCTCGAGGCCTGCTAGCACGCCGGCGTTGCCGGCCTGTGGCTTCCACTGGTCGTTGTCGGCGGCGTTATGGAAGCGCCAGGCCGGGTAGTGCTTGGCGTACTGGCGCAGCACCTTGCCGAGGTTGTCGACGTTGAAGGTCACCACGACGGCCACTTCGTTGCCGGCCTCGAGCTCGGCCAGGTAGACGCTGGCGCCGGTGGCGAAGCCTTCGACGCTGTAGCGGCGGTCGGCGGTCTCGAGGTCGCCAAGGATGCAGTGGGCGCCGTCCATCTTGACGCCGGTGCCCTGCAGCTTCTTGTCGGCATAGAGGCGCTGCAGGCCAAGGAACACGCCGGAGATATTGAACAGCGGAACGGCGGTAAACTCGCCGTGACTGTCACGCATGCGTTGCATTTTGAAGCGTGACGCGATCGCCGCGATCTGCTTCGCCTGCAGGTAAGGGGCGCTGCCGTCCTCCTCGCCAATGACCTCGACGAAGCCCTTGCGGATCTTGCCGCCGGCTTCGTACTCGAACTCGTGGCGCCCGCCGCAGTGCCAGGCGGCCTCATAGGCCAGCCGCTCGCGGTGGATCCGCGCCTCGGCTTCGGCCCGGCGCTGCTCGGCTTCTTTCTGCGCGGCTTCGCGCTTGGCGCGCTGTTCTTCCTGACGGGCCAGCCATTGCTGGTGCTTCTCGCTGGTGACGTTGCCGCCTTCGCGCTTGTAGAGCTCGGCCAGCGCTGCGAGGCCCGACCAGGTCGCGTGACCATAGGCCGGGTTGTTGTTGTTGAAGGTGAAGAAGGGATAGTCGAAGTCGTCGGCGCGCTTCGTGTCGCCCCACGCCATGACTTTGCCCCGGTGGATCTTGTCGGTTACGCCGTCTTTGCCCTTGGGGCGGGCCTTGTCGCCGCGCAGGCCGATCTCGTTGCGAATCGCTGACCAGCGAATGCCGACCGATGCCGCCACGTCGGCGATATCAGCGTCGAAAAAGTCGATCAGTGACCAGGGGTCGGAACGGAACCGCTCGGCGTAGAACCGGGCCAGTGCGCTCGCGTCGTCCTTCGTGTTCTGCATGATGTTCCTTTGCACAAAAACGCAAAAGCACAAAAGAACAATCCGTTGACGCTGCAATGATGGGGTTTAGACTGGCTGTGCTGAAGCGCTATGCCCCGATTTCCTCCTGCCCGCAAAACAGGGAAAATCTTCAACAGGGTCAAGCACTTGTGTTTTGTCCAGTTCGCCCACCAGCGACGTTTTCAGATCAGCCCCGAGGTTACCAGCCCCGGGGCTTTTTCTTTTCCGCCTTGCTGAAAAGGTGATGCTGCGGGATTAAGCCCGCAGTCTACGCCATCCATTCTCTATAGAGAAACCCTCTGCATACTGTTTATCGGATAAGGCCTTTGGCGATGCGCATCTGCATGCCGGTAACCACTCCAATTACCTGAAAATTGCCATCCACCGAGATCGGCGGGAACTGTGGATTCAACGGTCGAAGGTACCGCTGCGACCCGTCCTGGATCAACTTCTTGAAGGTCGGCTCGGCCGGGGTGACGGTGTAACCGACCACCAGGTCGTTGGCCTCGGCTTCCTGCCGTGGATCCACGAAGATGATCGACCCGACCGGGAAGGCGGGGCCGCTGGGGGCGTGCATGGTGTCGTCACGCACCGTCAGGCCGAACACGGCGCCGGGTGGGTTGTCGGGTGGCAGCACCCACGGGGTACCTGTCGGCAACCGTTCTATGACGGGGCTTTTAGCCCATTCGGCGGCCAATTCCCAAGGGATGACCGGCACCCGCTTGGCCGACTCGGCCGGAGCGGGTGTGCTGCCTGGGGCGATCGCTTCCTCGATCAGGGCGTCGACAGTGGTGCCGAAGGCTTTCGCCAGCGCGTAGGCGATCGCCACGCTCGGCATGCTGCTCTGCTTCTCCACCGCTGACAGAAAGCTCGGGTAAAGCGCATTGCCGGCCTCGTCGCAGGTTTTCTGCATCGACCAGCCTCGGGCCAGTCGGCGACGCAATATCGCCGGCCCGATGGAAAAGGTCTCTTTCATGGTGGCCTCTCTCAGTCCTTTGCATATTGTCCAATTTGAATAGGGAAAATTGCCATTCACCAAGGCGAAATTGTGTTGCCACTTTCGTTCTGTATAGAGAAAATGTCGCCATAACTACATACAGACCCACAACGAGGGGAAAAGTGCTATGGCGGCACGTACAGAGCGGGAAATCGTGCTCGAGGCCACTAATCTGTGGTTTCGGCATTCGGAGTGGTCGGTCGAAAAATTCGCCCACGAGCGCCTCGCGCCCGCTCTGGCTGCGGCCGATCTGGTCGAGCCCCTGGCAGAGCCCGCCGACGGCGAGGAGTACCTGCGCAGCCGCAAGGCCTGGGGCCAGCGGCTAAACCGGATCTTCAACGGTACCGCCCCCTTCCCGCTCGAGTGGAAACAAGTCTGGCTCGACTGCCTGCCGCCTGACGACGCCAAGCGCGCGCAGCAGGCGTGCCTCGCGCTGATCGGCGTGCCCAACCTTCGCCTGCCTACCCTTTCGCCCGCCCCGGCTGCTGCCGTGCCCGCGCGTATCGGCGAGGTGATGGAGGAGGTCGGCCAGTTCATCGCCGCCGCCAAGCCCTCGCACAACGGTCGCTATGACCGCAACGACGATCCGGCCGAGGTCGACCGCATGCTCAAGGAGGGCGTCGACGCCGTGTTCGCTCTGATCAACGAGCTGACGTCGGTCGCCGCCGGTACTGGCCGCCCCCTTCCCGCGCTGCAGCTGCTGCTCGATCAGGGCAAGGCGGTGGCCAATGACTGACGCCCCGCTCGACCAGGTCGAGGAGCCCGTCGACCTCGAGGAGCTGGCACTCGACCTCGAGGAGCCGGCCCCGGTCAACGAGACGCCCGAGGAGCGCAAGCGCCGGCATGCGCGGATCCGCCAGCGCCGCAAGCGTCGCCGCGATGAAGCGGCCAAGCAGCGCGCCGCAGCGGTGCCGATCACTTTCGAGGCCTACAAGGGCACGCAGGCGGATCTCGCGCTGATCTGCGAGCTCGGTGGCTTCGAGGAGCAGGCCGAGGCCATCACGCTGATTCTACGCAACGTCGCGGATCTCGCGCGGCGTGACCGTCACGCTTTCGAGCAGTTCGTCAGCATCCCGTCACGCAAGGAGGCGCAGCAGTGAGCGATTGGATCAAGGTTTTCAGGGTGGCGCCGCATGCGGTGCTGATGGCCGTCAACGAGGCCGCGCGCGGCGTCGATTGTTGTGCGGTGCGCCTCGAGGGGCGGGTTTTCGGTGCGAAGGGTGAGACGGTGAAGCACTTCGCCACGCGCCAGGCGGCCGATGCGTTCTTCGACGCCTACGACCAGGAGGCCGCCGAGGCCTGGTGGTGCGCGCTGAACGCGCGCGTGGTCGAGGAGTTCGAGGGGTATGCCGATCGCCTGCTGCACGGCGCTGGCGGCCCTGCTCCGGCGGGGTTGTTCCATGCCTGATGCCTGCGATCGGGTCGTCGACCTGCAGCTCGACATTGGCGCGGCCTTCATGGATGCCCGCGCCCGCCGCTGTGATGCCGTGGCCCTCGGCGATCGCTGGATCCGCTCGGGCTATAGCGAGTCGTCGGGGCTGTGCTCTGGCTGTGGTGGCCAGATCCACCCCGGCCGCCTGCAGGCCGTGCCGACCGCGCACCGCTGCACCAAGTGCCAGGACGCACACGATCGCCAGGAGGCCGCCCGATGCAAACGCTAAGCCTCTCGCGCTATCCGCGCCCCGCAAAACCCCGCCCTGCCCCGGTCACTTACTACGTGATCGACGAGCCGGTCGACCCGGTGCCGGTCGCTGCCGCCCCTCGCCGGGTGCCGGCGGTGACGACGCACGACCGCGCCGTCATGCGCGACCTGGTGCTCGGCGCCTTCCTGGGGCCGCAGCACTTCCGCGAAGATGACGGCAAGCGCGTGGCGGCCTACACCATCGAAAACACCCGTGACGTCGTTCCGGCGCGGATCCTCGAGGAGCGGGCCGAGTGCCCGGTCGAGGGTGCGGAGCCGGGGCGCCTGCCCACCGCTTACGTCGCCGCCCTGGCGAAAGGAACCACGCGCGTGATCGCCAGCGAGACCCGTCCGAAGAAGAAAAGCAGCATCCCGCTCGGGCCGCTGGCCTTTCAGGATGCCCGTATCGTCCGCGCGGTCGGCCAGCTCGCGCCGGAGCATCAGCACTGGATCCGCTACGCCTACGCCGACTCGCGTGCCTGGGATGACGAGGCCGGCGCCGTGGTGGCGCTGTGGGCGCGCTACGAGCCGCAGCTCGGCAAGGTGCAGGCGAAGACCAGGCAGAAGGCCAAGGGCCTGGCGCACCTCGCGGTGCAGGATGCGAAGCGCTTCGTGAATGCCGGCAAGGAGCTGCACGCCGCCTGCCGCCTGCGCGAGCTGCTGGGCGTATCGACGCCGAATTGGGACCAGCACTGGTGCCCACGCTGGCAGGCGATGCGCAACGAGGTTTTTGCGATGGATCGGGACGCGCTGACTGCGCTCTGCAAGGAGCTGGCAGGCTTCCGGTTTGTGCTGATGGATCGGGGGTTGTGATGACGCCTTGCTCGCAATGCGGGAGCCAGCCCGAGCGCCGTCTCGATCCGCAGACGGGGCGCAGGGTGTACGCCTGCCCGGGTTGCCGCCATCGCGGCGAGGTGACGACCTGCGAGGTCGCGGCGGCGGCCTCCTGGGAACTGATCAATGATCCCGATATGGATCGGCACACGTGCAAGGCGGCCATGCTGCCGCGCTACTTCGAGACGGGCGGCAAGTGGGGTGCTCGTTGCCGTGGGTGTGGCCACGAGGTCGAGGGCTTCGGGAGCCTGCAGGGCGCCCGGGCTGGGTGGGCGAGGTCTATGCGGTAAGGCGCAAAAGAACAAAGGAGCAAAGGCGCAAAGGCGGATAAGCGAAAAAGGCGGAAAAGCCTATTGCGCAAAAGTAAGGGATAATGTCTAATAAGTGCTCTAATGCGATACATGCAAACCAAAGCCCCGCCACCGTGCGGGGCTTTGTCGTTTCTGCAGGTCGCCGCGCCCACCGGGCGCATCCAATCTCCTCCGAATACTGACGCCATCAGTGTTCCTTTGCCCGCCACTGAGCGGGCTTTTTTATTCCTGGAGCGCCGCCGATGGATGCCCACAAGCTGCAGCCGATGGCGGATGCCGTCGCCGTCGAGGGCGCCAAGCTCGTGCCGCCGGCGATCCCGCTCGCTTTCTATGGTTTGACCCTCGAGAAGTGGCTGCTGGTCCTGCCGGCGCTGTATTACGCCGCGCTGCTGGCCGACCTGGTCGCCCGGCGCTGGGTCGTGCCGCTGTTCCGCCTCTGGATGGATCGACGCAAGGAGGCACGCCGCCATGACGCTGATTAAGCGCATTGTCGCGGCGGTGACGCTGTCGCTTGCCGCTGCAGGCTTCACCGTCAACGAGACGGGCCTGCCGGCGCCGGTCGAGCGCGCCGCGATCATCGCCGGCCTGATGATCCTCACGCCGGAAATGGAAGGCACCGAGTTCGAGGCCTACCCCGACAGCGGCGGCGTCTGGACGATCTGCACCGGGCACACGAAGGGCGTCCGCGCTGGTGACCGGGCTACGCCCGAGCAGTGCGCGGCGTACCTGCAGGGCGATCTCGGCGGTGCTGTCGACTTCGTGATGCGCGCCGCGCCGAGGGCAACGATCTGGCAGAAGATCGCCATGGCCGACTTCGTCTACAACGTCGGCCCCGGGGCATTCGCCCGGTCGACGCTTTACCGCCTGACCGCTGCCGGCGATTACGTCGCCGCCGCCGATCAGTTCCTGCGCTGGATGTTCGTCGCGGGCCGCGATTGCCGGCTCGCTGCAAGCAACTGCGGCGGCATCGTCGTGCGGCGGCAACTGCAGCGCACTCTCTACCTGGTGGGCTTATGACTTCACGACTTTATGGCCTGGTCGCGCTCGGCGTGATCGGGGCGTTGCTGTTCGCCCTCGGCTGGATCAACGGCGCGAACAGCGAGCAGGACAAGGCCAAGGGGCTGGCGGCTGAGCAGCTGCGGCAGGCCTTCGAGCAGGGCCAAGCGCTCGGCACCGTGCGCGACCGGGTGGTGACGGAGTACGTCGACCGGGTCGAGGTGATCGAGAAGCAAGGCAAAACAATCATTCAAAGGGTGCCCGTTTATGTCACGCCTGACGACGACTCTCGCTGTGCTGTGCCTGCTGGCTTTGTACGGCTGCACGACGCAGCCGCCCGCGCCGAGGATCTCGGAGCAGGCCCCGGAGCTGCTGATGCGCACCCCCCGGCCGCTGCAATCCCTCCCTGACGGCGAGGTGCAGCTCTCGACGGTGGCCGCCACGGTCGCCGGCAATTACGGCGCATGCCATGCGAACGCGGCGCAGCTCGAGCAGCTGCAGGCGTATGTGCGGGAGCGCGAGAAGGTTTTTTCGGCCGGCCCGGCGCCCTGAGTTGGGTTTCCTGGCTCGGCCGTTATAACCCTTGGGGTAGCACTTCCCTTTCACCAGTTCACAAGGCAGCACCCGCATGACACCAGCAGAGAAGCAAGTCGAGACCAAGATCGCCAACCTGGGGCTATCGGCGCCGCGCATCACCCCGCAGCACATTGACGCGCTGATGAAGGGCGTCACTTACAGCACGCACCACGTGCCAGGAACGACCACGGTGCTGGCCACCGCGATCATGGCGTCGGGTTTCACGCTGGTGACGGCTGAGTCGGCCAGCGCGAGTCCTGAGAACTTCCGTCTGCAGCTCGGCATCGAGCTGGCGATCAGCAAGGCCGAGCGGCTTGCACGGGATGAACTGTGGAAGCTCGAGGGCTATCGCCTCAAGCAGACCATGCACGAGATCCGCGAAGACGTCGGCCGCAATGCGATCGCGCAAGCGCGCGAAACGCTCAAGGCTTCGCAGGCTGCTGATGCTGTCGACGCGCCCTGCTGCATCGGCCCGGCCTGCACCTCGGCCTGTGGGTCCTCCCCGAGGGGGTGACCCCTCACGGGTGTGAAACTCGCGACCTTCGCGCGGGTTTGGATCCGCGAGTCGGGTCCGTTCTTCCTTTCTCGAGGCCCTGCCGGCCTGCATCGCTCGGCTGGCCCCGCAGCCAGTCACGGCGGGGCCTCGACCCTATTCCGCAGAGGATCAAAACCGCATCAGTTCAAAAGGACTTATGCGGTTTTGCGCTTTTGTTCCTTGGCTCCTTTGGTCCTTTCTCCCCATGGGCAAGATCGTCAGCAAGAAGGAACTCGGCGAGCTGATCGGCAAGTCGCCGCGCTGGATCTCGAAACTGATCGACGACGGCCTGCCGGTTTCCGGTGGTGGTGGTCGTGGCGTCGAGGTGCAGATCGACAGCGAGGCGGCGATCGAGTGGCTGATCGCCCGCGCCGTTCGCCAGGAGCTCGGCGACGACGACGAAGACGAGGAGGGGCTCGCCTCTGCCTCGACCGAGGATCGCCTGCTCAAGCGCGCGCGCCGCGAAAAGCTGCAGCTCGAGATCGACCAGACGCGCGGCCGGCTCCTGCCTGCCGACACCGTTGGGCAGATCCTGGTCAGCGTGGCGGCCGTTTATGCAACTCAACTCGACGCGCTGCCTAGCCGCTGCGCTGCCGATCTGGCGGTGATCGATGACCCTGCCACCATCCGAGCTCGAGTATTTGAAGAAACGCGGCGTATCCGCGCAGCTACTGCCGACCGCCTCGAACGTCGCGCACGCGAGCTCTCTGCGGACGTTGACCACCTCGATCAGCTACGCGGCGAAGATGGTGCAGGCGCCGCCGCCGAGGACGGCTGACCAGTGGGCGGCCGACAAGCGCATCATGCCGCCGAGCGCGCCGATCCCCGGCCCGTTCAACCCTGACACCAACCCCTATATGCGCCCGGTCGCCTGGGCGTTCGCGCAGCCCTGCTTTTCCCGCGTGACCTTCGTCATGGGCACGCAGATGGGCAAGTCGGTGACGATGGAAAACATCATCGGCCACCGGCTCGACGAGGATCCGACGCCCTGCCTGTACGTTGCCCCGACCAAGCCGCTGATCGATGGCACGGTCGAGCCCAAATTCATGGCCATGTTCGGCGAGTGCGAGTCGCTCGCGGCGAAGTACGAAGGGCGCAGCACGAAAACGGTCAAGTGGCTGGGCGGTACCAAGTTCCGTTTCGCCTGGGCCGGCTCGCCGACCGAGCTCGCCGCCGACTCTGCCGGCCTGGTGATGGTCGACGAGGTCGATCGCATCGTAAACACCGGCGAAGGTGACACGACCGAAATCATCGAGGCGCGGGGCGATGCCTACGCCGACTCGAAAATCGGTTACACCGCCACGCCCACGCACGGCAAGATCGAGCGCCGGCCAGACGAACGCACCGGCCTGTGGCATTGGGTCGTTGCCGAGGCGAAAAAAGTCGGCTCGAAGGTCTGGCAGCTCTGGCAATCGGGCACCCGCCACGAGTGGGCGGTGCCGTGCCCCGAGTGCGGCGAATACTTCGTGCCCTGGTCGGGCCTGCTCTGGTGGCCCGGCAAGGGCTCGGCCGAGGAGTGCACGCCCGACGAGGCCTTCAAGCATGCGCGGCTGACCTGCCCCTGCAACGGCTGCATGATCGAGGACAAGTGGCGCCCCTGGATGAATGCTCGGGGCGTGCCGGTTGCTCCCGGCGAGTCGATCAGCAAGAAGGGCCAGATCCTCGGCACCGCTGACACGGCCGGGTTTACCCATTATTCGATATGGGTCTCGGGCCTGTGCAGCTTCGCCGTCAAGAAGTCCTACGGATTCCTGGCCAAGAAGCTGCTGGCCGCCCTGATCGATGGCGACCCGGCCAAGCTGCTGGCCGTCTACAACACGGGTTTCGGCGAGTGCTACGCCGAGGCGGGCGACGCCCCCAGCTGGGAGGAAGTTCGCGCGCAGTGCTTCGGCTACGCCGCCGCCGAGCTGCTGCACGAGCCCCTGCGGATCTACTGCACGATCGACGTGCAGAAAAACCGCCTGGTGTACGTCGTGCGCGCCTGGTTTGCCGGCCTCGGCTCGATGCTCCTCGAGCACGGCGAGCTATGGGGCGAGACCGATCAGGATGCCGTATGGGACCAGCTGTCCGAGCTGATCGACACCGAATACGGTGACGGTCACGGCATCAGCCTGACGGGCATCGATATCGGCTATCGCGACGACCAGGTCTACAAGTTCATCAACGAGCACAAGGGGCGAGCCATCGCCCTGCGCGGCCGGGAGAAGCTCGACAAACCGTTCCGCAAGGAGCTGGTCGAGCAGGACAAGAAGGGCAAAACCCGCAAGCGCGGCGATGCCCGCTGGGCGTTCGATTCGCCCCTCGCAAAGCGCTGGGTGCATAGCCGTTTCGGCCGGCCGGATACCCGGCCCGGCTGGTGGCTGCTGCATCAGCAAGTCACCGACGACTACTGCAAGCAGCTGGTCGGCGAGGAGTGGCGCGAAAGCGAGGGCCGTTTCCACCAGGTCGGCGAAAACCATTACCTCGACTGTGAGGCGATGCAGTACATCCTCGCCCTGCGCGACAAGCTGCAGCGCCGCAAGGTCGGCGCCCTGACCCGTGCCGAGCTCGTCGCCCTGATCAAGGGTGGCCAGCCCGTTGCGGATCCGCAGCCCGCGCCGGTGGATGCCGACCAGGAGGAGGGCGACGACACCCCGCCACCTGCGCCCCGGTCGCCAGCCCCTGCAGAGCCACCGAAGCCACGGGCCAAGGCCCGTCCCCGCGTGAAGATCATCCGCAAATCACCCCGGTGACCCATGGAACCGACCACCCTACACGCCGGCGACTCGGTCGCCTGGTCGCGTGACGTGCCCGCCTGCCCGGCTGCTGACGGCTGGGCGCTGGTGTACGTATTCAGCGGCCCCGAACGGCACGAGGTCGCGGCGATCGCCGCTGCCCCGTACCGCGTCGAACTCTCGGCCGGTACCACGGCAACGTGGGCGCCCGGGCTCTACCGCTGGGTCGCGCTGGCCGCCAAGGGCGACGAGCGCCTGACGGTGGCCAAGGGCACGCTGCAGGTCGACCCGAACCTCGCCACGGCCGAGCCGAGCGACGTGCGCAGCCACGCGCAGCGCATGCTCGCCCTGATCGAAGCCGCGCTCGAGAAGCGGATCCCCAAGGATCAGCAGAGCTACGAGATCGACGGCCAGCGCCTTGACCGGATCCCGATCGAGCGACTCAACGAGCTGCGCCTGCAGTACCGCCGCGAGGCGGCGCGCGAGCGCAACCGCCGGTGGCCGCTCGGTCGCCCGGTGCATTTCATTCTGAGGTAAGCCTATGAACCCGCTACGCCGCGCCCTGGCGCGCTTGGGCTGGGGTGGCGGGCGCACGCCTGCCGCTGATGCCAGCACCGCACGGCGGGAGCCGACCGTCGGTCGTCGAGGCTTCAAGATGGCCGGCGGTGGCGGGCTGACGAAGGCCTGGTCGCGCCGCTCGAGTGGCGCCGATGCCAACCAACTGATCTACGGCGACCACGAGACGCTGCGACAGCGCGCCCGCGAGCAGTCGATCAACGCCTCGCCGCTCAAGCGCTTCTATCGCCTGCTCCGGCAGAACGTCATCGGCCCCTACGGCATCCGCCTGCAGTCCAAGGCCGTGCTGCCAGATGGCAAGCCGGACCGCACCACCCGCCGGCTGATCGAGAAGGAGTGGACCAAGTTCTGCCGCAAGGGCGTTTTCGACGTCACCGGCCGCTATAGCTTTGTGACGTTTTCCTGGCTCTGGATCGAGACCCTGGCCCGCGACGGCGAGGTGCTCGTGCGCCTGCTGCGCAACTGGCCGAACCGTTGGGGCTTCGCGGTGCAGATCCTCGAGGCTGATCGCCTGGATCTCAACCTTAACCAGGAGCTCGACAACGGCAACCGCATCCGCATGGGCGTCGAGCTCGACGCCTGGGAGCGCCCGGTCGCCTACTGGCTGCTCAAGTACCACCCCGGCGACGTCTATCACGGCCCGGTCGAGGAGAAGTACGAGCGCATCCCGGCCGACGAGCTGATCCATAGCTTCGACCCGTGGCGCCCGCACCAGGTGCGCGGCTTCACCTGGACCCATGCCGCCGCGCTGGATCTGCACCACCTCGAGGAGTTTCGCCAGGCGACGCGGATCAAGGCCGAGCATGCGGCCAAGATCACCGGCTTCTATGAGCCCGACGCCGAATGGCTCGACCCGCCCAACGACGACGAAGACGACGTCGGTGCGATCTACGAGGAAGTCGAGGCCGGTACCGCCCGGGCGCTGCCCTACGGCTACAAGTACCGCGAGCTTAACCACAACACGCCCGGGAGCGACTTCGCCCCCTTCGTCAAAGACACCCTGCGCAGCGCCGCCGGTGGCCTGGGGCCGAGCTACAACCGGCTTTCCAACGACCTCGAGGGCGTGAACTTCTCGAGCCTGCGCGACGGCACGCTCGACGAGCGCGACTTCTACAAGTGCGTGCAGGAGCTGGTCATCAGCGAGCTGCTCGAGCGCCTCGGCGAAACCTGGTTCGAGTGCGCCCTGCTCAAGGGTGCCTTGAAGATCCCGCCCCGGGATCTGGCCCGCTGCAGCGAGCAAGTCTGGCAGCCACGCGGCTGGGATTGGGTCGACCCGCTGAAAGACAGCAAGGCGGCCACCGAGTCGATCAGCAACCGCACCAAATCGCGCAGCTCGTATATCCGCGCCAATGGCGACGACCCCGACGAGATTTTCGCCGAGCTGGCCGACGAGGCCGAGCGCCTGCGCGAGCTGGGTCTGCTCGCTGAACCCCAACCAACCGAGGAAACCGACGATGCCAAACCCGACGGCACCGACGACGAATAGCGGCGCCCTGCCGCCCGTCCTGCGGCAGATCGAGGGCCAGCAGCTGCAGCGCTCGCTCGCCGTCGACCTGTCGACCATCGATAAAGAGGCCCGCACCGTCGAGGTCGCCGTTTCCAGCGAATACCCGGTGCGCCGGTGGTTCGGCATGGAAGTGCTCGACCACTCGGAGGAGTCGGTCGACCTGACCCGCTTGCGCGCCGGCGCCCCCTTCCTGCTGCAGCACAACAGCTGGAGCGGGCAGATCGGCGTCGTCGACGAGGCCTGGCTCGACAGCGATCGCAAGCTGCGCGCGCGGATCCGTTTCTCGCGCAGCGAGCGCGCCGAGGAGATCTGGCAGGACGTGATCGACGGCATCCGCCGGAATATCTCGGTCGGCTACATCCCCGTCGAAATGGTCCTCGAGCGCAGCGAAAACGGCCTCGATCACTACCGCGTCACCCGCTGGGAGCCCTACGAGGTTTCCAGCGTTTCCGTGCCCGCCGACCCGACCGTCGGGGTAGGGCGTTCCGCCCCTGAAACACCCATACACACCATCACCATTCGAGGTATCGAAATGCCCCAGCCGAACGACCCGAACGACGGTCAGCGCAACAACCCGACCGCCACCAACACCAACGGCACCGACCCGGTCACCCTCGAGCGTCAGCGCGTGGCCGACCTGATGGCCCTCGGCGAGCAGTTCCCGGCGCACCGCGCGCTGGCGTCCGAAGCCATCACCGCCGGTCACTCGGTCGACCAGCTGCGCGCGCAGCTGCTCGAGCGTCACAAGCCTGTCGCGACCAGCACCCCGCCGGCCAAGCCTGGCGCCCGTGAGCTGCCGAAGTTCACGAATGACGTATCGGCTCGCGGCATGGGCCTGAGCGAGAAGGAAGTCGGCGAATACTCGCTGATGCGCGCCTTGAACGCCGCCGCCGAGAACGACTGGAGCAAGGCGGGCCTCGAGCGCGAGGTCAGCATCGCCCTGGGCGACCACCTCAAGAAGGAAGCGCGCGGTTTCTACGTGCCGCACGACCTGCTGCTCGAGGGCTACAAACGCGGCATGAGCAAGGGCGAGGCCGGCAAGGGCGGCGAGCTGGTGGCCACTGACCTGCGCCTCGACCAGTTCGTCGACATCCTGCGCAACCGCACCGTGATGGCCAAGTTGGGCATGCGCATGCTGGGCGGCCTGGTGGGCGACCTGGACATTCCGAAGAAGCTCAACGGGAGCAACTTCTACTGGCTGGGCGAGGGCGAGAACGTCACCCCGAGCGACTTCGACCTGACCACCATCCCGCTGTCGCCGAAGACCATCGCCGGCGCGATCCCGGTCACCCGCAAGCTGCGCAAGCAGGCCAGCCGCTCGATTGAATCGCTGATCATCAGTGACCTGGTCGACGGCATCGGCGTGGCCATCGACCTGGCGCTGCTGACCGGCACCGGCGTCGATAACCAGATCCTCGGCCTGCTGAACATGGCCGGCGTTCCGACCCTCAACTTCCCGAGCACCGGGATCGATTGGGATACGGTCGTCAACATGGAAAGCAACACGGCGACCTTCAACGTCGACAGCGGCTCGCTGGCCTACCTGACCAGCATGACGCAGCGCGGCATGGCCAAGAAGAAGGAAGTCTTCGCCGGTACCGGCGAGCGCCTGTGGGGCAAGGACAACGAGGTCAACGGCTACCGCGCCGAGGCCACCAACCAGATGCCGGCCGACAAGTGGGTCTATGGCGACTTCTCGCAGATGATCCTCGGCATGTGGGGCGTGCTGGACCTCAAGCCCGACCCGTATGCCCTGGCAGGCAGCGACGGCCTGATGCTGCGCGTGTTCCAAGACGTCGACGCCGGCATCCGCCGCAAAGAGGCCTTCTGCATCGCCAACAAGGCAGCAGGCTAACCGAACCTGAAAGCGGGCAGGTAGGGGGCTCCGGCCCCCGATTTTGACCGCATCACAAGGAACCAACCGCATGAGCAAGCAACTGCCCACGAGTTACATCGTGGTGACGCTGCTCGGCCTGAGCGTGCACGGCGAGTTTGTACCCGCCGAAACCACGCTCGAGGTCGACCGCGCGCTGCGCAACGACTGGATCGGCTCGAAGCTGGCCCGCGACGCCACCGACGAGGAGGTCGCCGCCTATCGCGCCGAGCAGGGCGACGACGGCCTCGACGGCCTGGACGAGCAGCGCACCACCCTCGAGGCCGAGATCGAGCGCCTGCAGGCGCGCAAGAACGAGCTGGCCGGTGATCTCAAGGCGCTGGAAAGCGACCTCGAGGAGTTCGGCAAGCGCCGCGACGCTCTGACCGCCGAGGTCAAGGCGCTGGAAGCGGCCAAGGCTGCAGCCGAAAAGCCGGTGACGCAGGCTAAGCCGAAGTGATCGGCGAGGACGACCTCGAGGCGATGTTCGATCCGGACGAGTTCGGGCTCCGGCTTGTGCTGATCGAGGCCGGCAAGCCGGCCCGCGAGGTGCTCGGCATGCAGAACCCGCGTGATCGATCCGGGCCGCTGTACCGCTCCGGCATCGACCCCAACGCGGCAAACCTGCGCGTGCGGCCCGACCAGGTGAAAGTCCAGGTCGCGACCCGCGACGTGCCCGAGCTGTACCGGGCGCAGCGCCTCGAGATCGACGGCGTCGCCTGGTCGATCGCCAACGTCGAGCCGCTCGGCCGGATCCGCTCGCTGATGACGCTTGTGCCCTACGGGGCGCGGGAATCCAAGCCGGAGCGCGGGAAATGGCAGGCTACGAACTAAACCTGCAGGCGGACGGCTGGGCCAGCGTCGAGGAGCTCCTCCGGGACGCTCCGCGAAAACTGGACATTGCAGCCGCTCGCGCCCTGCGGAAAACCGCGCAATGGCTGCGCACGCACAGCACGCGGGAAATCGCCCGCGAGCTGCGCATCACGCAAAGCCCCGTTCGGCACCGCTACATCATCAACACCAGGTCGACCGCGAACGAAGTCAAATTGTGGGTCGGCCTGAACCCGATCAGCGTGCATTACCTGGGCACGCCGCAGCAGACGTCGACCGGCGTTAAGGTCGGGCACCGCGCCTACGACGACGCGTTTATCTCCCCCATGAAAACCCGGCACCGCCTCGTTTGGCGGCGCAAGGGCCGCGAGCGCCTGCCAATCCAGCGCGTGACGGAAGATTGGGACGGCCCCGCCCTGGACGTGCTTTCGCGCTGGGAAAAGCGCGCGATGGAGCGGTTCGCCGAGCTGTTCGAGCAAGAGGCCCGTTATGCCCTCAGTCAGTAAGGTTTACCGGCCGCTCGACAAGCTGTCGGATCTGTTTTTTGCCATCGGTGACGCCATCCATGGCGCCGGCCTGGGCGTCAGCGTGGCGAATTACGAGGAGTGGGACGGTTACGTCGGCGACGCGACCGTGCTGATCGAGCTCGAGCGCACGTCGACGAGCGAGCGGCAGAACGACGGGCGTTACGCCCATAACGTGAGCGTGACCCTGCATGCAGTGGTCGCCCGCTCGCGCCAATTTGCAGCGCTCGAAGCGGCCAACCTGGCCACATGCCTCGAGCGGCTGGCGGATCTCAATCGCTGGGGCTTCCGTGGCCTGAACTGCGAAGTGCCGTGCGACCTGCACAGCGGCCCGTCGATGTTCCAGAAGGGCGACGACGGTTATGACGCCTGGGGCGTGACGTTCCGCCAGGTGATCACGCCGGGCCTGCCCATCGAGGAACCGCGCATCACCGGCATGCCGCTGGTCTCCTGGCGCCTCGATGACGATTCGCCCCGCACCGAGGCCGACTTCGTGCCGCTTGAGGGGGTGTAATGTTCGACGCATACCTGCGCCTCGCCCTGGCGCCGATCCTCGATCGGCTCCTCGAGCTCGAGGCGGAAATCGACGACCTGCAGCGCCGCGCCGAGGGGCAGGCCCGCCTCGGTACCGTGGCCAGCGTCGACACGGCGTCCGGCACCTGCACGGTCAGCCACGGCGAGCTGACGTCGCCGCCGGTGAAGTATTTCAACCCGGCCGCCGGCGAGGTCAACGAAACCCGGCACCCCTCGGTCGGCGAGCAATGTCTGCTGATCAACTATGGCGGCGGCGATGGCAGCGCGCAGTCGGTCGCCTTGTGCGGCCTGCCGCGCGACTCGTTCCCGCTGGCCTCGACCGTGCCCGAGCTGGTTCGCCGCACGTATCCGGACGGCACCGAAAGCAGCTATGACCACGCCGCCCACGCCTTCAACTGGCAGAACGGCCCGCTGTCGGTGAAGGCCGACCGCGAGGGCGTCGTCGTGATGCTCGGCGCGGTTGGCTTCAAGGTCACCGCCGCCGGCTTCTCGCACATCGGCGGGGCTGTCGACCACGACGGCAAGAACATCGGCAAGGATCACAAACACCTGAATTCAGGCGGGCCGAGCATCGGCGGGGTACCAGCATGATCGGAATCGACCGCGACACGGGCGCTACCGTCGACGACTGGCCGCAGTTCGTCCAGCGCGCGACCCGCGCCCTGACAACGCCGCTCGGCACCCGGCAAAAGCGCCCGCTGTATGGGTGCCGCCTGCCGACGCGCCTGGCCAAGAACATGGGCGACGGCCTGCTGATCCTCGCGCAGGGCGACGCCATCGACGCCTTTTACAACCAGGCCAACGGCATCAGCGAATTCAAGCCGGAGACGGTCATCGCGACCCGTGAGGGCGCCGGGCTACGCCTGCGCCTGGCCGGTACCTGGAAAAACCGAAAAATGTCGTTCGAGGTGGTCACGTGAGCACGATGCTTATTCCCGGGCTCAACCAACTGGCCGAGCCGGAGATCGTCAAAGTCGAGCAGTTCGAGACGCTGCTCGAGGCGTTCAAGGCCGAAACCCTGGCCTACATCCAGGCGCGCGACCCGGAGAAGGCCGCGCGGGTCGCCGAGTCGCTCGAGAACGACGGCGAGCTGCTGTCGTTGCTGCTGCAGGCCATGACCGTGCGCCTGCAGACGCACGAACGGCGCTATAACGCGCGAATCAAACAAATGCTCGCCTGGTGGGCCGAGGGCTCGAACCTCGACGCCCGTCTCGCCGATATGGGCCTCGAGCGCCGCATCATCAGCGAGGGCAACCCGAACGCCTTCCCGCCGGTACCGGCCGAGGAGGAGTCCGACGCCGACGCGCGAATCCGCTACTACCTCGCACCGCACGCCCCGGCCGCAGGTTCCCGCCTGCAGTACCGCCGCGAGGCGATGACCCTCGGCGAGCGGGCAAAGGTGAGCGTCGAGGCGCCGACCGCGAACCAGGTGGTCGTCACCTACACGTTCGGCGCCGACAGCATGGCGGCCAAGGTGAAGGACGCCAACGGCCGCCAGACCGCCCCGGGCCGGGTCGCCGTCACGGTGCTGGCCCGCGCGGGCGACGGCACACCCTCGGCGCCGGTGCTCGAGGCGGTGCGCCGGCACTTCGCCCGCGATGACGTGCGCCCCGAGACGGATCTCGTGACCGTCCAGGCCGCCGAAATCGTTCGGTACCGGATCCGCGCGATCGTCTATATCAACAACGGCCCCGACGCCGCGCTGACCAAGGGGCAGGCCGAGGCCGCGCTCGCGGCCTATGCCGCCGAGCGGCACATCCTCGAGGGCTACGTCGACCCGAGCCGGATCGACTACGTGCTGCACGCTGCGGGCGCTGAGCGCCTCGAGCTGCTCGAGCCGCTGGCCCCGATCGAATGCACCGCCAGCCAGGCGCCCTATTGTGAGGGCGTCGAGATCGAGGTCCGGACGCTATGAGTGACGAAGCCCCGCGGCTAAGCGTTTTACCGCCGAACCGCTCGCTGCTCGAGGCCGGGCTCGACCTGGCATTCGACAAGCTGCTCGAGCGGATCCAGCCGCCGTTTCCGGATCTGATGGATCCGCAGACGACACCGGCCGCGTTCCTGCCGTACCTGGCCGCCGATCGAGGCGTCACCGACTGGAATCCCGAATCACCGGAAAGCGAGCGGCGCGCGACCACGGCGCTGGCCTGGGCCATCAAGCGCCAGGCCGGTACCCGCCGCGCCCTGGTCCATGCCGTCGAGTCGATGGAGCTCGCGGCCAAGGTCACCAGTTGGCACGAGCTCAAGCCGGCCGGCGTGCCGTACAGCTTCACTGTCGAGGCGACTGTCGAGCGGCCCTGGCTGATCGGCGATTTTCCTCGGCTATGGCGGCGCCTGAATGACGCCAAGTCCGAGCGCGACAACCTCGAGCTGATCCTCGTCCACGAAACCAGCGGCGGGCTACGCGCCGCCGCAGCAGCCGGCACGCCGTTGGCGATCGGCGACCTCGAGCTCGACGGCGCGCTGCCCGAGCTCGACCTGCAGGGCTCGCTCGGCTCAGTGGCCGCCGGCCGCGAATTCACAATCAACGATTACGACCTCGAGGCGCCGACACCATGACGGACCTGACCCGCCTTGTGCGGTTTACCACGAAGGGCCTGGCCGAACTGGTCCAGGCGAAAAACCAAGGCCTAAAAGGCGCGATCACGCACATCGCTGCCGGTACCGCGCGTTACACGCCAACCGGTGCCGAGCTGGCCCTCAAGGCCGAGCGGCAGCGCGTGGCGATCGGCGAATATGAGGATCTAGGCACCGCAAAAATTCGCATGGCGGCTGCGTTTAAAGGTTCGCTCGAGTACGAGGTCGGCGAGTTCGGCTTTTTCCTCGAGTCGGGCACGCTGCTGGCGGTCTACTCGGTCGCCGGGCAACTGCTGACCTACAAGGCAGCGACGGCGACGCTGGTCCAGAAATTCACGCTCGACCTCGCCGCGCTGCCGGCGAATAGCGTGACCGTGAACGTCGGTAGCGAAAGCCTGAACGTGCTGCTGACCGAGGAGCTGGCCACGGTGGCGACCGCGAACATCGACAACATGGCGCGCCACGTTGGGCTTTTGTTCCGCGTCATGGAGCTGGAGGGCCGCGCATGAATGGCCCCGTCCTGGAGCTGATCGAGGGCACCACGTTCGGCTTCGAATTGACCTGGTCCGACAGCAACGGGGCGCCGATCGATATCACCGGCTGCGCGGCTCGCTTCGTCATCTGCCCGGCGGCCAGTACGGCGCCGCTCGTGGAATGCAGCAGCGAGGACGGCGGCATCGTCCTCGGCGGCCCGCTGGGCACCGTTGCGGTCAGCCTGGCGCCGTCCAGGACCGCCGGCAAGGCGTCAACGCAGTGGAAGGGCGCGCGGTACGAGCTGCGCGTCGAGTACGCCAGCGGCGACGTTTACAGCCTGCTGCGCGGCACCCTGCAGCTCGTGCCGGGGCTGATGCAATGACGGGCCAGGCGCAACGGGTGATCGTCACCCACGGCGTCGAGCGCATCGTCACCGTTCGCCAGGCTGGCCGCGTCGTCGAGGTGCGGCAGGAGCTCGCCCCGAACGTGACAGTCGTCGCGGTGGGCGTACAGGGTCCGGTAGGCGCCTTGGCCGAGAACGTCCTGCAGCGCACCAAGCAGGCCGAAACCGATGCGCGCAACGCCCTGACCCTGGCAACCGACGCAAACGCAACCCTCGGCGCCCTGCTCGAGGACCTGCAGGGCGCTTTTACCTATCACGCGGGCGCAATCTCCGCACAAGGGGGCTAAATGGCATTGCCTGAAATGCTCGAGACGCTGCTCGCCTCGGTTAACAACCTGATGGGCGTGATCGACGGCAAGCTGCGCAACAAGGCCAACAAGGCCGACGTATACACGCGCACCGAGCTCGAGGATCCGCTGCGCACCCTCGGCGCGAACGCGGCCACCGCGTCGCGGCTCAAGGTTTCGCGCCTGCTAACGCTGGCTGGCGAGGCGACCGGCGAGGTCGGCTTCGACGGATCCGGAAACGTCACGATGATGGTGACCGTGCCCGGCCTGCTGGATAAGGCGGACAAGTCCGAGGTCGTGACGCCGGCACAGATGGAGGCACGTTTTAACGACCTGATCGGCGCGGCGCCCGAAGCGCTAAACCAGCTCGAGGAATTCGCCAACGCGCTCGGCCAGGATCCCAATTTCGCCGCCACGATGCTGGCCAAGTTGGATACCAAAGCCGACAAAGCGGCGACCTACACCATCACCCAAGCCGACGGGAAGTTCCTCCTGAAAACCGGCAAGGCGGCCGACGCCTCGTTGCTCGGCGGCAATGCTCCAACTTACTACGCCTCGGCGGCCAGCGTGACCGCGCTCGAGGCCGAAGTTGCTGATGCATTCAATCGACTAGCGACGGCGTTCAACACCGGCGCGACCAATATCAACGCGATATAAGGGGCAATAAGTGAGCCTAGAAACGCAAATTGCAGCGCTGGTGACGGCTGCGAATAATTTGACCAACGCGGTCAACGGCAAGATTGGCGAGATTGACGGGACAATGGCGCAAGCCTTAGCGCAATTCGATCAGTTTCGCGCGTTAAAGGATGTCGTCGGCACGCCTGGGGAAGATGGCACGATGACAATGTCCATATTCCAGGGGCAAGTTTGGGGGACTGGCGGCCCCATTACTGCCAGTTCGACAGGTGAATTTCCGACTACGGACCTCGGAACAACTCTTGGCGTATATATGCATTTTAAGTTGCCGTTCAACGTGAACCTCGACGACAGAATGTTTTGGATGAATATCCGTGGTTATAGCTATGGGAGTTCGAAAATTATCGATGAGACGCTCGTGGGCTATTGCTACACGGCCGAGCGTTCGTTGATTAGCAAGAATGCTGTCGGAAATGCCACGCCCGCACTTTATGTCGATACAAACGGTAATTGCGTAATGCGCATCTACTGCGAAAACGCTTATATCACAGCGGTGCGCATCGACACGATGAAAGTCGGAATCGGCCAGGCTGTTAAGCCCGGCGAGATAAAGGCAAAACTTTCTCTGGCTGATACGGTGGTTTTCTAAAATGGCTAATGATCAAAAAGCGATTTTGCGAGACGCTGAATGGGCGTCGGTACGGGCCGCAAGGAACCGGCTGCTGCGAGCAACTGACCACACGCAAGTTATGGATTCGCCGCTATCTGAGCAGCAGCGCGCCGAAGTTGCAGAGTATCGGCGAGTTCTTCGCGAGATTCCTGAAAAAGCGGCCGACCCCTTCGCTGTGGTGTGGCCGGAAAAGCCGACATTCTTGAAGTAACCCGGGGCCGCGAAAGCGGTTTTTTTACGCCTGCATAAAGCCCCCGCCCTGGGGGCTTTGTCGTTTCTGAGGGTCTCCAATGTTTAAGCGTTTCGAGCCGGCTTTCGACTGGCTGTTCCGAGTGTGGGGCGCCTGCCTCGAGCTGTTCCTGCTCCTGGTCGTGCGTGTCGTGCTGATCCTGGTCGGCCTGCCGATCGTGGCGATCGCGATCCCGTTCGCCCGCCGGCGTCTGTCGATCAGCGATGGCCGCCCGATCCTCAACCTGCCGCGCTGGGCGTGGCTGTTCGGCAACGATTACGACGGTCTGCTCGGCGATAAGCGCTTCTGGTGGCGTGACAACTGCGACGCCCTGGTCCTGTTCGGGCTCCGGCCGCTGCTGCGCCGCTTGGGCCTCGCGCTGGATCCGCTGCCGGTCGATTCCTGGCTCGCGTGCTTCTGGTGGGCCGCCATTCGCAACCCGGTCAATAACCTGCGGCTTGTGCGGGGCTTCTTCTGCCCGGTCAGCGAGTGCGTGATTCGCTTCCTGGGCGACGCAGTCGTCGAGGACAAGCCGGGCTATTCCGGCTGGCAGTTCGTCGCAGCGCGGCACGCTGGCGGGCGCTCCCGGTGGTACGGCTTCTATCTCGTTCACCAGTGGAACACGACCCGCGCGTTCGTGATTCGCCTCGGCTACAAGATCAAGCCCGAACACGAGGGCAGCGACGAGCCAGGCAAGGGCATGACGTTCAAGGTCAACCCGTTCAAGGCCATTTGACGGCCACCCATTCCCGAAGCCGCGAAAGCGGTTTTTTTGTGCCTGGAGATTGAGCACATGGCAAAGCAAACGAAGCGTTATCAAGTCCTGCGCGGCTATCCGGTCGGCGGTGGGCACTACACGAAAAAAGGCGATTTCGTCGAGTTGCTGGACGTCCAGGCGCTCGCCCTGGTCCAGGCCGGTCGCATCGCGCTCGAGCCGGAGCCCGTCGCCGAACCCGAAGCCGCCGCAGCGGCCCCCGAAGCGGAAGCCGCCCCGGCCACCGCGACCAAGAAAACCACGAAGTAAGGAGCCAGGCGAATGGCTGAGGTAACCAATTTCGAGCACAACGGCGTATCGGTCGAGGCGACCGAATCGCCCGAGGCCATGGGCGGGCTGGGCGACAACGTCGTCGGCCTGGTCGGTACCGCCCCGAACAAGGCGCTCGGCGTGCCGCTGAATGCGCCTTTCCGCATCAACTCGCGCACTCTGGCCGCCATGCTGGATCCGACCGGCGCGCAAGCCGGCTCGCTGTTCATGGTGGTGGATCAGATCCTCAAGGTCGTCACCGTGCCGATTTACGTGATCGTCGTCGAGGAGGGCGCCACGCCGGCCGACACGATGAACAACGTCATCGGCGGCGTCGATCCGGCGACGGGCCAGATCCTCGGTATTCCGGCGCTGGCCACCGCGCCCGAGGTGCCGACCATCATCGGCGCCCCGGGCTTCTCCGATATGCAGGCCGTGCATAGCGAGCTGGCCAGCTTCGGCAAGCGGATCCGCGCGCGCGTAGTGGTCGACGGCGTCGACCTGGACGTCGAGGGGCAAGTCCTCAACAGCCAGTCGATCGGCGGCGCCGAACTCGGCTATGACCGCGTTTACCTGGTCCACCAGATGCCGGCGGTCTACTCCAAGGCGGCAAAGGCGAACGTCTTCCTGCCGCCGTCCTCGCTGGCCATCGCGGCGATGGCTGCGGTCAAGCAATGGGAAAGCCCGGGCAACCAGGTGACCTATGCGGCCGACGTCTCGCGGACTGTCGAATACAACATTCTCGACAAGTCCACGACCGGCGATCTGCTGAACCGCTACGGCGTCAGCTACTACGCCCGCACCACGCTCGGCGGTTTCTCGCTGATCGGCAACCGCTCGATCACCGGCAAGTTCATCAGTTACGTCGGCCTCGAGGACGCCATCACGCGCAAGCTCGTGAAGGCGGCGCAAAAGGCGATGGCGAAGAACCTGACGAAGTCGTTCATGGAGCAGGAAGTCAAGCGCATTGACGACTGGATTCAGACGCTCGTGGCCGACGAGACCATCCCGGGCGGGCGGGTCTACCTGCACCCCGAGCTGAACAGCGTCGAGAAGTACAAAAACGGCACCTGGTACGTCTGCATCGATTACGGCCGCTACGCGCCGAACGAGCACATGATCTACCAGCTCAACGCCACCGATGAAATCATCGAAGAGTTCCTGGAGGACGTCCTTTAATGTTCACGAACCGCGTTAGACAAGCGATCGCGGCAACCCTGCAGGGCTTGCCACTGATGCAGACCGTCGAGGAGTTCGACCCGCCCCTGATCGAATTCGAGATGGAGGAGTTCCAGGGCGGGCGCTTCATCGGCGAGGAGATGGCCAAGGGCCTGAAAGCCTTGACCGCGAAGCTGACCCTGCAGGGCGTTGGCCTGCCGATCATGACCGCCCTCGGCGTCAGCGGCGGCGATAACGTCCTGCTGACCGTCCAGGAATCGGGCGAGGACGGCGACGGCGACGAGTGGGTGAGTTACCACGTGTGCTCCGGCAAATTGAAGCGCTTCGAGGAGAAGACGCTCAAGATGAAGGACAAGAAGGTCACCATCCTCGAAATCGCGCTGATCACCTACACCCGCGCCGAAATGGGCGTGCCGGTGATCGACATCAACACCCGCACGCAAAAGATCGTGATCAACGGCGTTGACATGATCAAGGGCGCCCGCCGCCTCGTCGGCATGGTGTAACCGCTGCAACCCTCCTAAAGCCGCCTCCGGGCGGCTTTCTCGTTTCTGGAAGGAAAACCCGCATGACCTGGACGCCTAAACCGCTGCCGCTGCACTGGCCGATTCAACTGCCCGACGGCTCGAAGCTCGAAACCCTGAACCTGCGCCCCTTCACCGTCGACGAGCATCGCGCCGCGATCGCGCGCGCCGGTGACGACGAGGATGCCCGTTTCGAGGAGCTGGCAGTCCTGGCCACCGGCCTGACGCTCGAGACGATCGAGGAGCTCAAGCGCCCGGACTACGTCAGCCTTTCCGCCTGGCTGGCCGAATACGTCAACCAGCCGGCCTATTTCTTCACCGGCAAGAAGCCGGAAAACCCGGACGACGTGCCGCTGCTCGTGCCGATCCGCAGTTTCGGCCAGACCGTCGACCGCATCCGCCTGCAGGTGCCGACGATGAAGGCGACGAAGGTGATGACGGCCGAAAAGGATCCGCTCAAGGCCGCCGACTTCATCAGCTCGCATTGCACCGGCATTGCGCCGAACGACATCGTGAAGCTGTCGCTGCCCGACTGGACGCAACTGCAATGGCGCCTCGCTGATTTTTTGAACAAACCGGCGGACTACTTTCGGAACGCGACATCGAAGTGATCCTCGATGTCGTGCCCCTCGTTTACCACGTGAGCGAGGCGGAAATTCTGGAGTGGGACGCCGGCAAGGGCCTGCGGCGCTATGAACTGGCGCTCGCACGCCTCGGCGTGAAACGGGAGTAATGGGGCATGGCCGAATCGAAGTATTCCCTGCGGCTTGCCGCCGTCGACGCCTTCTCGAAGACGTTCGGCGATTTCAGTAAGAAGGCCGGCGAGCTCGAGGAGGACATCAAGGCCACGCGCTCGGAAATCTCGAAGCTCAACGGCACGGCCCGCGACGTTTCCGGTTACGTGAAGCTCGAGGGCCAGCTCGGCAAAACGAAGGTGATGCTGCAGCAGGCCCGCGTCGAGCAGGCCAGCCTCGGCCGCGCGCATACCGAAGCGGCGGCCAAGGTCGAGCAGCTCGGCGTCGAGTATGTGGCGGCGACGACGGCCCTCAAGAAGCTGGAGGGCGCGACCGGCGCCAGTGCGGCCGAGGTGAGCAAGGCTCGCGCCGAGCAGCAGCGCCTCGGCTCGGCCCTGGCCGGGGCGACGGCCGAGGTCAAGAAGCTGGAGACCGCGCAGGACAAGAACACCGCGAGCGTTCGCACGCTCGAGGCGGCGCAGCGGGCGGAAGCGAACCAGCTAAAGCGCCTCGAGACGGCCTTGACCGGCGCGGGCGTGGATACGGCCAAGCTGGCGACCGAGCAGAAGCGCCTCGAGACCGCGACCGAGCAGGCGAACGCGGCCCTGCAGGCGCAGCGGGCTCGCCTGGACGCCGTGCGCCAGGCGCAGGGGCGTATCGAGGGCAACCGGGCCGCTCGCGCGGATCTGCGCGGGCAGATGGTCGAGACGGCCGCCATCGGCTACATGGCCGCCAAGCCGGTCGCGCAGGCGATGGAGCTCGAAGTCGCCATGGCCGACGTGGCCAAGGTGATCAAGTTCGAGGGCAACCAGCGCGAGGAGATGTCGAACGCGAACCTGAAACTCGCGAGCGACCGGCTGATCTCCTCCGGCGGCATCACGGCCGTCGACCTGGCAAAGATCCAATACGCGGCCGGGCAATCCGGCATCGGCAACGACGAGAAGACGGCCGAGGGCAAGCAGCGCGCGGTAATGGAGTTCACGCGCGACGCGGCCATCATGGGCGGCGCGTTCGACCTGGGCGCCGAGGAGGCCGGTTCGATCATGGCCGGCTGGCGTGCGTCGATGGGCCTCGACCGGGAGAAAACCCTCGACCTGGCCAACGCGACGAACCACCTCGGCAACAGCTTCAACGCCACGCCGGCCGATATCGCGTCGGTCGTGAAGCGCTACGGCGCCGTTGGCCAGGCCTCCGGCTTGCGGCCTGAGCAGAGCGCGGCGCTGTCGGCGGCGCTGCTCAACCCGGGAACCGAGAAGGAAATCGCCGGTACCGGCATGAAAAACTTCCTCGCGGCGCTGACCAAGGGGTCGGCGGCGACGAAGGGCCAGCGCGAGGCCTGGGCGAGCCTGGGCATGGATCCCGAGGATCTGGCCAAGCAGATGCACCAGGACGCCCCGGGCACGATCATGGGCGTGCTGCAGGCCATCAAGGCGCAGCCGATCGAGGAGCAATCGGCGCTTGCGACGCAGTTGTTCGGCTCTGAGTCGATCGGCGCGATCATGCCGATGCTGCAGAACCTGGGCGAGGTCGAGCGGGCGTTTACGATGGTGGCCAACTCGGCCGACCGGGCCGGCTCGATGATGACCGAGGCCGAGGGCAAGGCGAACACGGCGCGCGGCGGCTGGGATGCCTTCGTCGCGCGACTGACGCGCCTCTCGACGCTGGTCGGCAATGCCATGCTGCCGGCCCTGAACGCGACGCTCGTGCCGCTGGGGGCGCTGGTCGACGGGATGTCATGGTTCGCCGAGACGTTCCCGATGATCACCTCCGGTCTCGCCGTCGCCGCTGGTGGCCTGGCTGCGCTCAAGGTGGGCGCGCTGGGCTTGAAGTTCGTCGGGCTGATGGTCGGCCAGGCGTTCAACCGTGCCGGCCTGGCGCGCGCCAAGCTCGACGCTACGACCTTTCGGTCGGCTACCACTGCCGATGCTGCCGTGCTGCGCCTAAACGCCGCCATGGCTCGCCTGGGCGCCGCTGGCGGCCTTGGCGGGGCAGGTGCGGGGGGCAAGGGCGGGAAAGGAGGAAAACCAGGGAAGGGCGGCGGCCTCGGCGGAAAGCTGGCCGGCGTTGCTGGCCGTGGCGCTGCGCCGCTCGTGCTGGCGGCGGGCGCGATGAACCTGGCGAGCGTGATCAGTGACGGCGGCACCGGCGAGCAGATCGGCGGGGCTGCTGGCAGCACGGCGGGCGGCCTCGGCGGCATGTGGGCCGGTGCCGCGCTCGGCGCTGCGGCGGGGTCGGTCGTGCCGATCGTTGGCACTGCGGCCGGCGGCCTCATTGGCGGCGCCATTGGCGGCCTGGCGGGCAGCAGCGCGGGCGAGTGGATCGGCGAGAAGCTGGGCGCCCTGGTCGACAAGCTGGGATCGCCCGAGGCGACCGCGAAAGAGATCGTGACCAATACCGACAACCGGCAAACCACGTTCGCGCCCGTGATCACCATCCAGGGCGCCGACCATGCCACCTCGCAGGCGCTGGGCGACTCGATCCTGCAGCGGATGAAGGCCGAAATGCTGCCCATGATGGCCATGGATCCGCTGGCGGTTCGACGCGGCGCTGCACTGACTGACGGGAGCAACTGATGCCGCAGCAATTGGCACTCGGCGAGTTCGTGTTCGGGCTCGCTACCGGCTTTCCCTACGACCGCCTTGCGCGCAAGACGTCGGGCGGCTGGGTCGACCTGGACATCATCAGCAGCAAGCCCCTATCGCACAACACCGGCCAGGGGCTCGAAACCGTGCGCCTGAGCGGCAAAGCGCAGTGGGCCGCAGGGATGGCCAAGGTCGACGAGCTGCGCGCCATGGCGAACAGCAGGGCGCCGTTCACGCTGGTGGACGGCCTCGGCCGCAACTGGGGCCGCTGGCGAATCGACGGGGTAGGCGAGGATCAGGAGCGCGTCATCGATGACGGCACCGCCTCGCTTTTGAACTGGACGCTCGAGCTATCGGAATTCGTCAATGCGTAAGGTCAGAACGATCGCCGGTGACACGGCGAACACGCTGCTATATCGCGAGCTCGGCCGGTCGGATGACGCGGCCGAGGAGGCCTTTTGGCTGGTCAATCCAGGCCTCGCGGAATACGGCACGGCGTTGCCGGCCGGCGTGCGCGTCGCGCTGCCTGAGCTGGCCAACGCGCCCGCGCAGGCGGCGCCGCTGACGGCCTGGGACTAAGGGGGAATCATGGAAATCGGATATACCCCGGCCGTCGAGGTCTACGGCGCGAACGCGGCGCTGATCAATGCGCGGCTCGTGGATTGGGAGCACGTCGACGCCGCCGGCATCGAGTCGGATCAACTGAAATTGACCGTCAACATCGAGGGCCTGGACGGCCTGCCGAGTTTCGACAGCAAGATCGGCTTGCGCGTGGGCTACGAGGAGACCGGGCTCGTCGACAAAGGCGAGTTCACGGTCACGCGCGTGACGCCGCAGCTATTCCCGGCGCTGATGCTGATCGTCGCCACGGCGGCGCCGTTCACGGTCAAGGATCCGAGCGGCTTCAAGGCCCGCCGCTCCGAAACCTACGCCATGACCACGCTCGGCCAAGTGTTCCGCCGCGTGGTCGGCCGGCACGGGTTTACGCCCCGCGTCGCGGCCGACCTCGAGGCGATCGCGATCGTCCACATCGATCAGTCGAACGAGACCGACGCGGCGTTCCTGACGCGCCTCGCGAAGCGCTTCGACGCGGTCGCGAAGCCGGTCAATGACCTGTATGTGCTGGGCCGGCGTGGCCAGCTCAAGACGCTAAGCGGCAAGCCGATGCCGAAGGTCACGCTGTCGGTGACGCAGGACAACCGGCCAGGCAGCAAAGCGTTCATCGCGGCCAGCATCGACAGCGATGCGCGGATCCGCATCAAGGGCGTTAAAACGGCCTGGTGGGATGGCAGCAGCGGAAAGGAGATCATTGTCGAGACGGGCAGCGAGCCGTTCCGCAAGGTGCGCCAGCGCTACCAGGACGCGGACGAGGCCAAGGCGGCCGGCGAGGGCGAGCTGCGCAAGGCCAAGCGCCAGGAGACGAAACTCCGGATCGACTGCCCGGGAAATCCGGCGTTCGGCGCCGAGGGCCTGGTCGAGCTGGATGCGACGTGGCCATCGTTCATGCGTGGCGATTGGTCGATCGACAAGGTGACCTCGAGCGGATCCAGGCAGCAGAGTTACCGCTGCACGATCGAGGCGAGTTATCCGGACGGCAAACAGGAGTGACGCGCGCCCCATGGCTTCGGCTGTGGGGCGTTTTTTTGTGCCCATGAAAAAGCCCCCACCGCCTCGCGGCGGTGGGGGCTTTCGTCGTTTCTGGCCTACTGCAGGCGCTCGAGCACGGCCGCCGGCATCGATGGCGAACCGCTGCCGATGACCAGGTTCGGCAGATCCTGGTAAGGCCCTGGTCCTTTCTGCTCGAGGCGATCGACGACATGCCGGGCCTTGCCGTTGGCCGTCGCCCAATCGTCGCCGACCTGGATCCAGGCGCTCGGCGCCCCGGCGTATTCGCAGACGGCCCACGTGTTGCCGCCGTCCTCGATCGCCTCGCAACTCGGCTCGAAGCCTGCCGCCCGGTGGGCATTGGCCAGGCCGCGCGTTTCCTTGCCGCGCAGATCCATCACCAGCGCGCCGAGTATGCCGAGGGCGATCGCGCCCCCGATTACTGCTTTGTTCATCCTGCAGCCCCTCCTAAGTTGGCGGGCGCAGGGTAACAAAAAGCCCGCCGAGGGGCGGGCTTGTGGGTGTAGCGACATTCCAGGCAGCTAGGCGCCTTCTTCGGTCAGTTTGTCGGCCTGGGACGCGTACCATCCGCGATCCCAATGCTGCACGACCTCAAGGCCTTTATCGTGCGGTCCCGCCTCATACGGCAAGCCGTTTTGATTGTCGTGGTATCCAGCGGCATACCAGTCGTCGGCCGTCATGCCGGGAGTGATTTCGGGTTCGGTCATCGGTTTCAGCTCCTGCCGGCTTGGCCGGCTTGTGGTGGTGGGTATTTCGCGGCGGCTTACTCCTCCTCGTCGCGAAGTCGATCCTGCTCCTGTTCCCATTCGCACATGCTGACGTGCTCGAACCAGTCGTCCTCGTCGCGGAACTCGTGGCGGTCGCAGTGCGGGCAGTCGGCATAGAAGTCGTCGTTATCCATGGCTGTGGCTCCGTTATGCCGCGAGCGCGGCGGGGTGGCGCCCGTGCAGGCGCAGCGCGTCGATCAGCATGCGGGCCTCGTGGCGGGCGTCGTGCAGCGCGTGGTGCTTCACGCCCTCGAACTCGCGCGCCTTGGCTTCGGGGTATAGGCCGAGGATCGTGCGCAGATCCCGGTCGTGCCAGAAGGGCCAGGGCGCCTCGATCGCGCAGTCATCGAATGCCCGTCGCAGGATGACGTTGTCGAAGGTCGCGCCGTTGCCCCATACCAGGCGCTCGCCGTCCTGCTCGAGCATGAACTCGGCGACCTGCTCGAGGGCGCGGGGCAGGTCGAGGCCCGGCGTGCGGCCGTCGATCTCGCGGCGGGCTTCGTCGCTCTGCTGCAGCCACCAGGTGATGGTGCTCGCGTCGGGCACGCCGCCGTGCGCCATGGCCGAGGCGAGGTCGATCTGCCAGTAGCGCTCGCCGGTGATGGTGAGGCCGTCGATCCGCACGCAACCGATCGCAACGATCGGCGCGGGCGCTTTCTTGCCCAAGGTTTCGAGGTCGATTACGTAGTGCGTCATGGGATCTGGATCTCGGCGTCGGGGTGAATGGTGAAGTCGCGGCCGCAATGGCGGCACTCGATGCGCTGGCCCCGGATCCGCTCGTCGAGATCGAGCGGTACCAGGTTGCGGCAGAAAGGGCACCGGCACTGCAGGCCGGTGGCCAGGAGGAGCGTTACGGCCGGTGCTGGGGTCATGGTTATTTGCCTCCGTTGGCAGTCACTGGCGCCAGTTCATAGTTGCAGATCGTGTCGAACTCGCCCCAATAGGTGCCTTCCCCGTCGCAGTCTTCATCGTCAAGGTCCTCGTCGTCTGGTCGATGCCGGGCGTCTGTTTGCTCGCAGGTGTGGCTGATCTCCCCGGCAATGATCTGCTCGACTTCCTCGTCCCAGCCATCGTCGAGGTAATGCGCGATGATGTTCTGCGAATCGGCATCGCGCTCGTCGGCCGACCTGTAGTAGATGAACTCGGCGCCATTAGGGTCGAAGGTGAAGTAGCGGAATTCGGCGGATGGGCGCCGGCTTCGCTCTATGACGCCTTTCTCTTTGGTGTCGACTGGTTTCATGGCTGGTCGCTCCCTTGTGTTGGCTGATCTTCGTATTCAGGTTTTGCGGTGTACACGCGCCAGATGAAAGCGCCGAGCGTCACCAGGGCGGTGCCGATCAGCCCGAGCAGTTGCTCGAGCGGGCTTACGCTGTGGCGGCTCATGGCTGCACCGCCCCGGCCGGGCCGGCGTAGGGCGGGACGGGCGCGCGGTCGACCTCGGCCTGCAGCCAGGCGCGGACCTCGAAACCGGCGTGCTCCTGGTCGAGGTGCGAGGGCAGGCGACGGGGCAGGCCCTGCAGGTGCTCGACCAGGGCACGGGTTTCGGTGTGGCAGACGCGCAGGCGGTGGCGCAGCAGGTCGCCCTCGGCCTCGAGGTCGGTTATGCGATCGAACAGCGGGCGCACGATGGCATCCGCCTCGGCCACCAGGGCGCCGATCGCCGGATCCTTGCGGCCCTTGCGGCGCAGGTAGTGGTCGACCATGCGGATCTTCGAGTAGTCGCGCCCGGCGTGCTTGGCGAGCCGCTGCGCGGCCTCCTCGAGGGCTTTCGTCTGATTGAGGGTGGGCATTACGCGGCCCTCCCTAGACGAGCCATCAGCGCCGCGCCGGTGCGGCCGGTTGCGTGGCGTGCGATGAATTGAACCACTAGCCGGCGGTGCGCCGGGTCGGTGATGCTGTGAAGTGGCAGGCGGGCTGCCGTGGTATAGTCGCGCTCGGACATGGTTGGTCTCTCAATAGTTAATCGTGTCCATGCCCGGCAGCGGTTGCCGCCACTGTCCGGGCACCTTCTTTTTCATTTCAGGGCCTGCAGCCTGCGGCGCAGCTCTGGAATGTTCTCCACCTCGAAGCGGCCTTCGCCGCGCTCGTACTTCTCGATCAGGTCGTCGATCGCCTCGAGCAGCAGGTACTTGACCGGCGTCGAGTCGCTGGTCATCCCCTTAATTTCCTGTAGCGCTTTGTGGTAACGCTCGGGCGCCAGCAGCGGGATTTTCTTCTCTTTCACGCCTTCCCCGGTTACGGAAACGCGCGCTTTTTCGACGTGTGCCGGCTCAGACGCTTGGGCTTTGGTGCGGCTCGGGCGCGCAGTGCTCAACTTCCCGTCGGTCATTGCAGCAGCTCCAACAGTTCGGCGGTGACGGCTTCGATCTCGAGGCGCGCCTTGTTGTCGGCCGGCAGGTCCATGACGCTCTGCCCGCTGCCAATGTCGCGCACGTAGGACTGACGCTGGCAGGTCTGGCTCGACAGGATGGGCAGCTCGAAGGCCTCGAGCGCTTCGCGTGCGGTGCGCTCGATCACCGTGCCCGGTACCGCACGGGCGACCATCATTACGGCATGAGGGTGACCGTCTGCGATCTCCTGCCGGTCCTTTACCAGTTGCACCAGGTCGCTGCAGGCCCATATGTCGTATTGGCTCGGCTGCACCGGGATCAGCACCAGGTCGGCGGCCTTGATCGCTGCGGCGGCCAGTTCGCTGATCTGCGGCACGCCGTCGACGACGACGAAGTCATAGCCGCCCGCCACGCGGGGCAGGTCGCGCGCCAGTTGCTTGCCCATGGCCACGCACGGGATCACGCCCGGGTCGCCCTCGGCGCCCTCCCGGCTGGCCGCCCAATCGGTTGCCGAGCCTTGCGGGTCGAGGTCGACCAGTAGCACGCGCTTGCCGTGGGTGACGGCCAAGCAGCTGGCCACGTTGACCGCGCTCGTCGTCTTTGTGGTGCCACCCTTCTGGTTGAGCACCGAAATTACCTTCGCCATCGCTGGCCCTCCTGGTGGGTTATCAGATCCAACGGGCACAGATTAGCCGCAAAGGAACAAAAGAGCAACAGAACAAAAGAACAAAAGAACAAACAAGCGGACGCGCCAGCGTCCAACCTTGTCCGCCTGAATAGCCCCGTCCTTTCTCCCGTGGCTGCAGCCCAGCAACGGCGCGGGTTTCCCGCGCCATAAACCAGCAGCGCGGAGCGCTGGTCCTTTTGGTGCATGCCCTCTGCCGCATCCTTTCTGACTATCTAGCCCGCTGCCGCATCCTTTCCTTGCGGGTGGTTGATCAGCCGCCGACCCTTCTCACTCGCCTACTTTGCCGCATGGCAAAAGGTGTATGCCTGCGCAGTATCCATGCACCTTATGCCCTAATAAGTGCATACACCCTCGCTCCTAGCACAAGATAGGGCCACAGGTGTATGCACCCCAGCCCCATTCTATACGT